ATCCTTTTTCGAGCCAGATGTTTTTGTCATAGGTCTTGATCGTGAATCCTAAGTTAATAGGTCTTGTCCAAACTGATAATGGGAAAGTGCCAGACACTACGTCTAGTCCCTTCCTTGTCATTTCGGGGTGTTGAAACTGTTCAATCCACACGTCACTGTCCTCTGTCCAAAAACAATAACCTTGTTTGAATTGTATCTCTGGATGTTCTCCATCTGTCCAACCATCACCAAGCATTACATATTCATCGAACACATCTTGTCCAAGATTAGTAGACAAATATTGTTCGGTAGATTTATATAGCAAACCAAGGGGGAAGCATTGCTTCATCACCCATGTATTTCTATAATACTCTTTAAAAGCAGGGCACTTAGAATGTCTATACTCTGGGTATCCTTTGAGAGCAGGAGTTGGTTCCTCAAAGTAATCATCAGGAAAGAAATCGAGTTCCCCTTCATCAAGGAAACTCTCTTCACTTCCACCCATCACATAGTTGTAAAATATTTTTTTAGTCTTCATCTAAGGCTTCATCAATTTCAGCATCAAGTTTTGCTTGCTTCTCTGCTCTTGCTGCTGTCTGTTCAGCAAATGCTTTACTGATCTTTCTCTTGTTAACCTTACGTGGTTTTCCTGCCTTGTTTTCTTTGATGATTGTGATAGCATCACCTACAGTGACGATCTCTCCTGCTTGCTCGTCTCGTATTTCTACGCTGAAGCATTCCTCAAGGAACATCACCAACTCAACTGTATCCAGTGAGTCTAGTCCAAGGTCATCATTGATCTTGCTATCCCAGTTAACTGGGTTAACATTTCTATCACCAAGAGTCTCAGCAATAGCGAGTGATGCTACTTCTAGTAGCACATCATCCTTTACTGGTTTAGGGGCATTACGTAAGATATCTTTGATCTTTAAGTACGTAACGGAATGTGACATAATTAATACTTGTACGAAACTTCATTTATGTTGCACGTTGCCCTCACAAATTCTAATACCCTTAGAAATTGATCTGAGTCTTCACATATCAGTTTCTCAACTTGTGATTGGTCACTGATAATAGTAAATGTACGTGCGGGGATATCCACCTCACACTGTTTCACGTAGTCTTCCATGGATCTCCATATTCACTGTCCTTATGATAAGGCAATGGATAAGCATTTGGGGTTGACATTGTGCCACTATGACATCTGGCATATTGTATGATGTCAGTAGCATAGTGCTTTATGTCGTCCAGATCAGCATGAATCTCTTTATAGATCTTCATAGCATTCTTCTGGTCGGGTACTCCCTTAACTTTCTCCTCTATGTAGTTTGCTTTCTCAGCGTTGATAAAATCAACGAGAGTTTTAGCCTGACTTGACGAGATTGTCATACCAAACATTTAGTCTGTTCCTTTACTATAGTACATTCACACCAGAATGTCAATTAAGGTATATTCCGTTATTACAGGTAATTCTAAATTCAGATCCCGCTGCACTCATCTGCACAGTACCCTGTGCTTGTAATCTAAAATCGGTTGTGTTTATTTTTGCGTCTGATCCCTGTGTATCGAGTTCCCACCCTGTACCGTAACTCTTGTTTACGTCCATTCCAGAGGGTGCTCCACCCTCGATACAATCAATATTTTCGCCATGAGTAGTAGTTTTCATACTACCTTGGACTTCTGTAAAACTGTTTCTGCCAACTTTATTGTAGTGGCACCCATCGACATTGAAACGAAGGTCACCCGCTGATTCTATAGCGAACGTTCCTCCTTCTTTATTCATCCTGATCACACGGTTACCATTGATAATCTCTGTCAACTGACCGCCATCCTCCATGTTTAATTTCTTGAAGGTGCATTTCTCGTTGATAGAGTTAGCTATCATTCTGAGTTCATTAGCAACATTGATACCAAGATTAGATGAGGAATCTATCATCATAGTTCCACCAACCTTTAATTGGTACTCACCATTTACTTTGTCATATCTGTTTCCCTCTACCTCTGTGTGTAAGTCTCCTTCCACATTAAGGTGAGCGTCACCGATAACCTGAATAATAAGTTTGTCCTGTTTTTTATCTTTACCGACCTTCAGGGTGGTCGTTCCGTCACTATTTAGGTTTAAATCCCTTGAACTAATGATATATGTATCCTCTTCTTCATCCATCTCGAAGATAGAACCAGTCTTTCCATTGATAAAACGTATCCTTTCACCATCTTCTGTATTGTCAAATTCCATTACATGACCAGCTGAGGTCACTGTTATCCAGTTCTTTGGATAATTGGTGATGTGTTGAGGATTTTCATTATCCTTTACATCACCTTGGAATAAATTTAAGTTACTTGTGTCTTGTCTAGCCATTTGTCGGGTGTCCTACGCAATCAATATATGATTGAGATTCAAAGATCTCGCTGAACTTACTTGGACCTACGTACTGGTATGTAGGTACGATTTTAGCACCAAATCCTACTCCCTCAATAGTTGGTCTAACAAATCCTATAGTCTTAGTAGTAATAGTAGCTGTCAATAGTCTACCTTGATCGTCAACTGAAACAGTACCAATCTCTTCATCACCGACTTTAATCTTAGGTTCCTTGTAATCTTTACCTACGTTAACTATATCAATAGTATCGAGGACTGGTATAATCTCTTCACAATTAGCATACAATGCTGTTGCGTTACCTGGAATAGCAAGGTCAAAGAATACCTTATCAGGATTCAATGTAAACTTAAATGTACCACCTGTTGTCTGTAATTTTAACCCATTTGGAATAGTGGCATTCTTATCCAAAGAAGCAAGAGCAACTTTATTGGTATTATTATAGTTGTAATCTATAACCTGTAGAACACCTTGATTTGGATCTCCATCTTCTTCTTGATAGAAGAGTATATCACCCTCCTCTGCGTAATCATTTAACTCTACAATATCTACGAGGAAGAACTTCTGTTCTTTCGGGCAGTATGTATTGTCTGGGTCTAGACCATAACCTATGCCTGGCTTGTCGACTCTTATCTTCTCTATCTTTCCGTTCTTGATGATAGGTGTAAGTTTAGCACCTGTACCTTCTGGTTCGTTACAAGTGAACATTGCTCTCACTTTAGCAGTTGTTCTAATATCAGATCCTTTATTTCTCATCAATACACCAACCATAGAACCTATGTCATCAATGATAGGTAATGCCTTAATAAGACTTGTGGACTGTGCATTGTCAAAAATTAATTCTGGGAAGCAAGGTTTCTTACGTAGGTTTTCTGGTGAGCAGTTAAGAGTCGCGTAATTAATACTACCATCTGATGCACGTATAGGATATACACTATCAAATTTCTCTACTAAGCTCTTACCGTTCTCAAATGACTTATCAGTCACACCTGTGCCTGATGCTCCAACCTCTGCGAACTCACCGTTTCTAGTATTGAATGCTTTCTTAACAGGTTTGCCATTTTCGTACGTAGTGACTGGAACCCAACCACGTGAGTTCGGCTTACCTGAGCCAACTACCTGAGTCTTACCATTTTTCAATGCACCCTTTGCTGCATCACTGTACTGACTGATTTGTTTCTTTTGCTTATCTGCCTCACCTTCCTTACCTCCTGCTCCTGTCTCGAATGTAGATAACCCAAGAGCACAAGATAAGTCACCATCACAAACCATGTCGATTAGTTCAAGAACTTTGTTAGCGATACTTTGTATAAGGTTAGCATTATCTTTAATAGCACTTATAGCACCTTGAAGAATACCCAAGGCAGCATCAATACCATTCATCATTTTTTCCATGAGATCACCAAATAACTCTTGGAATAGATCTTGAACGAAACATAGGGCAGCGTCGAGTGCTTGTTCAAGAAGATCCATCAACAGTCCACCGATGACATCAAGCATCTCGTCTTTGAGCTGTTTGAAGAGACAGTCAATAAGATCTCCTACATCTTTCAGTTTCTTAACAGTAGGATCTAATAAATCTGGATCAGGAGTTTTGATGTCATTGATTTCTTTTTGAATCTCGTCATTAAGCTCCTTCATTATGGTTCCTTTGACGTTACTCAAAACACCCTGCATAAATCCCTGCATTCTGTTTTGTATTATTTCTATCTCTCCTGCTACATCCTCTATGTCTCCTGTCTTCTTATCAATAAACTCGTCTATCTCATTCTTCTCTATACCTCTAGCCCACTTTAAGAACTCAGCAGTAGCACCCTTCATCTTTACGTCAGCAGGAGTACCACACTTACCATTACCTACGTGTACTGTATACTTCTTTCTTTTGTCTGCTTCTTTCTGTGCATCTGTTTGTTCAGATGCACCACCACGTTCGTTAATGGTTGATACTGTACCATCCTCACTACCTTGATCATTATTAACTTTTACATTATTATTATTCTGGTCTTTATTTGTCGTATCACCAGTACCACCAGGTGTACTACCACCTTCTCCATGTTTCAGTGGCTTATAGTCTGGAGCAAATATTTGTTGATATCCTCTGTTTTTATCTTTTGGTTCCTTCGAGTATGTCCCTATTGGGTTCTGGTCACTGATACTACCCATGATGATTGGTTGCTGTGCCGAAGCACCATCCAAAAAGAATCCAACCACCCAACTGGTAATCTGTAACTGCTGAACAGAACCCATGCCACTTCTCTGAGCATACACTACAGGCATGACACAACTAGCCCATGGTAAGTCTGCTGTAGGTAGAATTGTTTTATCTGGGTTATGATACCCTACTATTCTTACTTTAACTCTTCCTGTATAATCATAGTCCTTTGCGTTCGCACCCGTATACTCTGGGTCAGACCCGTCGTTCTCGACTTGTCCAATCCACCAGTTAAGTCCATCTTTACCGATGGCATGTGCAGCACTTTCTAAATTCATCCTAAATTATCCCTAAACAGAGTTACTCTAGTAGACATCATGTCTCTTTCAGATAAGAATTGTCTGTATATCTTGCCTACTATGTATTTACCACTGACAGCGGGTTCTATTTTACCAGATCTCGCATTATACTTGTTGACTTGAACAACCTCTCCAACTTTGAGATCTTGCATTCCTTCATACTCAAAGGTAGCAGACTGGTTAAAAAATAATTGATTCCTTATCATAGACTGTGACAGTTGTTTTGTCAAGTCTTGTGTATATGTACCCTCTGTGTACATAGCAGTATCTAAAATCTTAGACATAATTCTAGTGGGTCTTCCTGATTGATTCTCCACACTACCAAATCTTTCATAGAAACTTGGTAAAGATCTATTGTTCAACTTCTTCATTGTTGGATAGAAGTCTTGTATAAAGAAAGGTATTTCCTCATATCTAAAGTCTTTCATGTCTAAGGTAAACGTTGTACTAGCATAACTACCTAGATTGATACCACGAAACAAGTCACTGGTTTCAGTGACACTAAATCCAATAATGTTAATATCTTTCTTCTCTTCATCTGGATTATCATCACTCTCATCTGGAACGAAATTGACATTTACATCTCTTTGTGCTGCTTGTTGAGTTAGAGCATCCATAGATTTGAAGTTATAACCCTCAACATTTTCGTAGAATAGATATCCCGCACTCTTCTTACCACTACCACCTTCTTGTATTGATCTCCAAGCTAACCAACTAATAGTTGTATAAGGATCCCAGTAAGGAGATACAAATGACAATTTAGTGGAAGATTTGTCATACTTGAATGCTTTAGTGATTGCCAGATCACTTCTTAACAGTTCATCTACTATCTCATGTGTAAACTGTCCACCACCTTTACCAAATCTCCTTGATATCTTTGTAGCACTATTCCTTACAGCATCTATACTGATACAGTATAGCACTGCTGATGATTGTTTTCCATCTTTTATAATACGATCCTTAATATCATATACAACTAATGATTGTCTGATAAGATTACCCTCCTGACCAGTATTGAGAGCATCATCAGTCCATATCAATTCTACTGGATCCATACCTACCAGAGAATCTAGTACTCCAGAGTTGCTATCATTAACTTTTATCATCACAAGGATATTTGACTTGGTAATATCCTCAATATAATGTAACTCCATCAAATGATTAGATGTCAAAGCAACGACAGTAAATCCATTCTCACCAGTTTCTTTATCTTTAGATGCGATACCCACATCAAATCGAATTAGTCTAAAATTAGTCTGTCTCATACTACATCATGGGCGGTCTGACCGCCTTCTATCGTTACTATGTTGTTCATAAGAAACCTACTAACCTCCAACTCAGTTGGTGCGATAATTCCTTTATCATCCGCAGTCACAGCTAAACCCATAGCCGTTGTTGTTGATAGTGCTCTTATCTTTGCATTAATTGCTGCTTCATCATTTTGAGTCATACTATCAGTGACTACCATATTATTCATTTCTGACATTGATACCTCATTCAATTCAATAACTTGGTTAGTTAAACTATTGATATCCTGTTCATTTGTCTGTGCTCCAATATCAGCTTTATATGTTCCACCTAAGATCTGATTTAATATACTAGCAGTCTTATTGATTACTCTATGAGCTGTTGTGCTCTTGAATATACTCTTAGCAGACTCAGCGACGTTTGTGATAGCAGTCTTAGTCTGATCATAATGAGTATTTGCTGAAGCATATATTTTATCGTTTCCAGATTCTAGAGAAGGTCCCCCAGTACCTCCCTCTAGCATTTCAACTAATCTATCATTCTGCAGTCTACGGTTTTGTAGTCCCGTAACAGCAGCACCAAAAGGAGTTTCATCAGATACTTGATGGTCTCTGTTTTTAGCAAGACCAAACATATTTGAAATAGTGGAGAATAATCCACCTCCCGCTATGAGTTGTTCTTGCCTATTCTTATTATAAGAGTTGGTTTCACTTGACTCGCCAACAGTTTTAGGTTTTGGTAAGTTAAATGCTTCAGTAATATTGCTTATTTGTTGCTTTGCGTTCGCGAACTCTGGTGAGTCAGGCATATTCAAAGCACCTAATAATCCACTTAAACCAGCTGCTACTGCTTTCAATGGTAGTCCCATAGCAGCTGCCAGAGCAGATTTATACTTATCAAGTCCAAGATCATCAGTAAACTCAGAGGCAACGTTAGCATCACCATCAAGTCCCAAATCCTCAAGTGGTGTGATACTTCCTGTGTTATTCTTCCCTGAAGGTTGTAAAGAATTGAACAAAGGACTACCAGTAGAACCAGGAACATATCCACCCTTTGCTAGTTTTGTGTCTGGTGTCTGACTTTTGTTGCTAGTTAAGTTCTGATTAACATTGTTAGACGATGATTTTGTAGAATCCTTACCTGGCGGACCTTGGTCTCCTGGATCTCCTTTATCTCCTTTCTCACCATCTTCACCCTGTATAACTTCGGGTTCTTCTTCCCTTTCCTCTTCGTCTCTATCATCATAAAACTCAATCGGAGCATCAAGATCCATTATTGGCATTGATGCAGGATTGATGAAGTTAGCAAACTTCCTCATCGTGGTCTGAGCTTTGAGTATCTCATAACCATTAGCCAAGTCTTGTCTTATTCCACCTTTTCTAGAATCATCTCTATTATCTGCCTCCACCATTGACTGTATGTTTTCTGCCAATAGGAAGTCCTTATACTTGTCCTCCTTCATCATGGCGTGAAGCATCGCATTGCGATCTTCAAAGAGATTGGTCAGATCACTCAGTATTACATGTACGTCTTCTAAAGTAGGAAACTCTTTACTATCCATTAGATTTCACCATATTTACCTGAGAAGGAATCAATACCACGAACCACTCTCCTATCCACTTTCTTCTCTACAACACGTGTTACAGGGAAAGGGACAATATGCTGAACTGGATATGGAAATATCACGATTTGTTGTTTTGATGCAGCAGTGTTGGATTCTGGGTTTGGTACAAGTCCTGATGCCTTAGCAGGAGAGAAGGAAGGACCTCCCATTGCTCCATTACTGCTTGGCCACTTGACTGTATTAACCAGTGGGTAACCATAGCTAGGACCTCCTGTACCCTCCTCTGATGGAGGTTCAAAGTTACCTAACTTTATTAGAGGTGCGAATGGAAGTGGATCCCCTGCCCCACCATATCTAGTTGAGTCTTTTACAGTATCATATTCAAAGTGCAAATGAGGACCTGTGGAACTACCCGCACCTGGATCTCCCTTAGCACCACCAGTCTTTGCTAAAACCTCCCCTGCTAAAAATTCCCCAGATTTTTTTACGAATGATTTTAAATGAGCAAGACGCATTTGTATTCCAGTATTAGGTAACCATACGTCCATCAAGTTACCGTAATCACCATACTTTCCTGCTGCTAGTATCTCTCCTGGTTCAGAAAAACCTACGGGTGTACCAACGGGAGTTCCAACATCAACACCACCATGAGGTCTAGATCTTCCTTCTGTCGATCCATAGTAATCAGTAATATTAAAGTTAGATACCATTGTAGTATCACCTTGTATGGTGGTACTAGCAGTATCAGTAATAGAAGTATTAGATGCGTTTATTACATTTGTAGTTTGTTCTTGAGCCTGTACTGGTCTATTCAATATATTCATAATCAATCCAGCTATAGGATTTGATCTTGTAAGTATTCTTCTCGCTCTACCAATAATCTTATTTGTAATCTTCTTGCCATTGAAAATTTTTGGAATATTACCGCCAGGAAATAGTCCAGACAACTTATTTGCTTCTGATAATACTTTTTGTGTGTCTGTATTAGGAGTTGGTAGTGTAGTAAGGAATCCCCTAGTGATGCCAAGCACCATAGCACCCACTTCCTTGAATAGACTAGACATTACCTTACCCATTTTAGAGTGAGGTATAACCAGTTCTCCTTCTCCACCTTCACCGATTAACGCTGTAGTAGGACGTGTGACATCTCCACCTTCTGATAAAAATGGAACGAATCCTTTAGTTGTGTTTCCCTCTACGTCAGCATATGGATCTTGACCAGTAAGAACTTGAACAAGTTCAAATATGGTCAATCCCCATCCACCAATCTGTGACACAACCTGAGCAATACCTGGTATAGCAGCACCCCAACCAGTTAAAGCAAGTGGTGAAGTTACTCCAGTTGTTGTGTCACCCGCAAAATCCATCGCAGCAAGGGCAAAACCTATTTTTCCTCTCCAACCGCCCATCTTTCTATAACGTTCCATGTCATTGGCTGCTAGTACCAAACTTGCTACAGGAACAGCACGTCCAGTACCTTTTCCTATGACTTTACCAAGTCGCCTCACCAATGGAGAATCTCTTAAAGCTTTAAGTACATTTTTCGCATTTTCAAGCATCATAGGTGCTTGCTTCCATAATTTTTTAACCTTTGTGATTCCACCATCTACTATAGCTGGTGCCACTCTTCTAATATAATTAACCCCATCATCAGCATAATTCTTTATTTTCTCAGCAAAACCAGTAGTTTTTTTCTTAACAAAGTCGGCTCCCTGCAGAGTCTTTTTCTTGGCATAGTTGAATGTCTCCATGCCTTTTCTGCCAACGAACTTAGCACCACTCCAGACCTTTTTTCCGACCCCGATACCTTTTGCTTTTATTTTCGCTCCAATTTTCTTTAGATTTCTAGGGTTAAGAAACGAAAAAGGACCTCTATAAGCTGGTTTCTTTCCTAAACCAGGTGCACCACCCATTCTCAATGATCTATATCTTACATTCCGAATGAATTTACCGAATTTACTATTCTTACCCCAACTTTTAAGTCTAATTTTCTTGGGTTTTTTATATCTGCGTCGCCATGTACCTCTCCTCTTTCCTTCCTCACCATCTGCATCTCTATCTTTCTTCTTTCCACCAACTATAACTCTTTGCTGCATCAAGTTCGTCATTACGAAGAACTTCTTTCTATTCCTGAGATAGTCGATGTACTCCATCTCAGTATCGAGCATATTCTTGGCTGTACGAGTCATCTCACCTGATACAGGCAAGAGTTTGACTCCTAACATCTTAGAGATAGCACGACGATTCATCTTCGCTTACGTGATTGACGTTCCTTTTCTATACGTTCCCTTTCATCAGCTAACCACTTAGAAAGCATATTGACATAAATGTCACGCTCCCAAGGGATCATATTCTCTATGTCACTCAAGGTATATTTATGGTGTTGAACCAAGGCAAAATTCGTTTGATAGAACCTTGCTAACCCTTCTTGGAATAGGGCTATCCGAAAAAATTGACTAATCCTTCGATGACACTAGAAGTTTTGACACCTGTGTTAGGATTAGTAACTGTAAGCTCATGGCGAAGAGTAGGCATAGTATCAAAGAACTTTTGGATACTTTCAAACTGATCAGTAGTAAGTTTCTCAAGCCAGTCTTGAGCCTCTTTAGGTGTGAACGATCCACAATCTTCTTCTCCTTGATAAACTCTGTCGATACATGTAGATACCAATTCATATGGATCCACTTCTTCCTCAGTAAAATTAATCTTTGTGAAGTACTCTAGGTTGGGATACTTCATCACCACTGTCACAGTATCGTTGACTTTGATCGTATTGGTATGTCCTTCTGGGAAGTTAACCTTAATCTGATCAACGGGAATAGTTACGGGAACTTTCGTCTTCGGATCATCATTACAAGGTACTTCTATTTCAATAGTTTCTTGAATAGACCTACCACGTAGTTGTAAGAAGATATACTCAACGTCAAAGATAGACAGGTCTTCCATCCTAAAACGACTTGAGATACAACTTTTAAATATACTCTTTATTGCTTCCAGTATCTGTGAAGTATCATTCTCCTCCAATGCTAGGATCAGAATCTTCTGTTCTTTAACTAGGAAGGGGCGATATTTTAATTTTTTATTGGTTGATGGTACTACCAACTCATACGTTGGCGTAACAAGTTCAGGTAATGGCATAATAAGTTAGTCAGTATATATTATATATCAACCTTCTACAGGGATATTTTTTGGTTGAATCGGCACGAACTCAGAGTACTCATAGTACATACCTACACTTAGTTTAACAACTCCCGATCCACCAGAACTATATGGTATAGATGACATCATATATGGATAAGAGTTAACCAGTTTTACTGTCCACACATGGAACTGCTCGTCTGGGTTATTGGTAACTCCTCTTTCCCCTGCTGCTTCTGGATCATATTTTTCAAACTTCTTGATTATGGTGTTACATACGTATGACTTATAGTAGTTCTGTACATATGCTCTTTGATATTTGTTTGATTCGGTGGGTTTTCCTGTTATAAAATCTTGCCATCCTCTAAAAAATCTATATGCTTCTGACTTAACATCAAGTATAAACGACAAGTCCATCTCATTGAACACTTTTGCCATGGCTGGTTTCATGTTGATACCTTTATGTACCGACCTGACATCCTGAGATACCATTGATGTGCCAGGTATCTGGATCTCGTTTGCCATATCAACCATTAACTTATTAAAAGAGAGGTTTTCGACTCCATAGTTTTTCAACCACGTAGCTAACTCGGTATTAAGTCCTCCTCGACCAATACCGAACTCCAGATCATATTGGTTAGTAGAGGACGGACCTCCACTGACCTTTAGATCAGTTAAAAATTTTGTAACGCTCTTCAGTGCCATAAATACACTACATGGGGTGGTATTTTTATTTATGTCTCTAAAACAAGGAAAGTTCAAACCAAAGAACTATAAGAAATATAAGGGAGATCCAACTAACATATTTTATAGGTCTGGTTGGGAACTTAAGTTCATGAACTGGTGTGATAGTGACAGATCAGTGCTTAGTTGGTCATCGGAAGAGATAATAATTCCATACAAATGTCCTACAGATAACAGAGTACATAAGTATTTTCCAGATTTCTGGGTCAAAATACAGGAATCAACAGGAGTTAAGCAGTATCTTGTAGAGGTTAAACCTCTAAAACAGACACAAGTACCCAAACCTCAGAAACGTCAAACCCAAAGGTATCTAACGGAGGTTATGACCTATGCTAAAAACGATGCAAAGTGGAGGGCAGCTCAGGAATTCTGCGACGACAGAGGATGGAAATTCAGAATCATCACAGAACGAGAACTCAGAATTAACTACACTGCTCCTAGATCTAAAAGGAAGCAAGGTAAGTAAAGGGCAACTGAGAGAGAAAATATTTGAAGCACTCTACGACAATGCCACAGAACAACCAGAGGTAGGTAAGTGGTATTTCTTTGAATATGACCCGAAATGGAAAGATATATTAAAGGTATGGGATGAGTACCCATTAATAAAACTCATGGAAATTAAGAACGATAGACTACTTGGTGCGAATATACACTACCTTAAACCAAGAGCTAGGTTAGGGTCACTAAATAGTCAGGAAGCCCCTATGTCTACGCTTCACTACTATATACCTAAAAATGCTGACAACCTTTTCTTTGAGGTCGGTGAAGAAGATGTCGCAGCAATGAGTCAATTACCACTAGAAAAATTTCATAGGCGAAGATGAACTATAAAAAGATCTATGGGTCAGGTGCATCCTATCCAGTAGGAGTGACTAGCATTACATATGCTTCTTACTTACAGATAACGAAGTATAAGTATAGTGCAGGACTAAAAGCAGCTTGGGACAATGGTCAGAGAGACGCTCTTGCTTCTTTTGGTAGAGCATCAATACTACAAAAATCAAAAGATGTTGTAGATACTGTAGGTTCAACTCTATTTGGAGACCCCGATCAGCAAGATTATAATTTAGAGAAGTTAAATGCCGATATTCTGGATGATTTAAAAAATGGTGAAGATGTTAAATTTACTAAAGAAGACAGACAATCAATAAAACAAGGTATAGAAGCTGGAGACTATAGTCATATTTTCAAAGATGGTAATGAAATTATATTACGGAATGGTGATGTAATCAAAAATCCAGAACAATTAGAAGCAATTAAAAAGGAAGCAAGGTCAGCAGTAGGTAATGAATCTGCTGTCTTTAATCTACCTATGCCTCAAGAATTTAGTTACAACTATAGTGCTGACTGGTCTAATGAGTTCAGAATGGGAACCATGGCTAGAGCAATGGATGAATTAGGGAAAACTCTGGGGTCAATGATTACAACAGGAGCAGCAGGAGCAGCAAAAGCAATAGCTGAAGAAGGGATAAGATCTTTTACTGGTGGAATTAAAGAAGGTGCTCAAGGTGCTTTAGATAATGTTGAAAACGTTATAGGATCTGCGTTCTCAGGAGCAACTAACCCACTAGGTAGTACTGACCAGATAAATCTCAATAGAGTTCTGGGATTAGCTGGACTAGCACCTAATGAGAATGCCATCAACTTCTTCAAGAAGATGTCGAACAGGAAGTTTACCTTCTCATTTGACATGTTTGCTCGTGATGAAGATGAAGCAAAACAAATAGATGAGATCATATATGCCTTCAAAGGAGGGATGCATCCATCAACAACTGTGAAAGGAACTGGTGGAGTTCTTGGTTTTCCAGACCTGTTTACTATCAAACCCATGTTTGTTGAGAAAAATCCTGAAGGTGGAATTCGTAGAGTTAGACATCCAATGATGCCTAAGTCTAAGATGTGTGCTTTGACTGATCTAACAATAAATACCACACCATCAAACAACTTTGTAACCACCAAAGATGGTGCGTTACCACTACAGACTATTACAATGATGTTTGAAGAAGTAACAGCAATGACTCAATCAGATCTAAAGGTAGGAGATTTCTAATGTTATTCCAAAGAAGCCCCAACGTAATATACAATTATACGGATAATTACCTTACTCCTAGTCTTTATACTACGAAAAATTTATGGAGAAGGAATGACATTAAAGATGATTATCTTTCTGGTCTTATTCTCATGGATGATTATATAATAAGATCTGGAGATACTCCTGAGTCATTATCATTTGATTTCTATCAGAGAGTAGATTACGGGTGGACAATAATGGTAGCAAATGATATCACTAACTACCATGAACAGTGGCCAAGAACAGCTACAGCATTAAATGAATATGTCTATGCTAAGTATGAAAATCCTGATGCTGTGATGATGTATGAAACTACTGAAGTTGTAGATGCTTTGAATCGTAAGATCGTTGAAGCAGGGAAGAGAGTTCCAAGTAATTTTCAGATCACATACTATGATGGTACAGCGTCTGCGGGTGTAACTGTCAATCCAGTATCACCAGTAACTTACTATCAATATGAAGAGAGATTGAATAGTGAGAAAGAAAAAATAAACGTAATAAAACCCTCCTACATTGAAGAGTTCGTAAAAATTTACGTAGCTTCTCTTCATAGAGGAGGGTCAACAGTTATAGGTCAGAGTAAATCTGATGTAAAAATAGACTAATCAGGTCTATACTCTTGACTCTTATAGTCAGGATATTCATCTACACCACTAAAGTCTACAGTTCCCTGAGTCTCAGGTGTGTCAATCATATAAGTAAATCCATCATCTGTAAAATTATAAGATAGACCATCTAATTGGTCTAAATCGCCACCAACTCTTCCAGTAGAGAAGGTGGCTTTGTGGTCTTCATCGAAGATTTTTAATCCTGCGTCAGTTAACACATGATTATACATCTTGTGGAATACTTTTGGTGGTATGGTACAAATCTGAGCACCATTCCAGAATGCGAGTGTAACCTTAGCAACGTCACGAATAGATGCTGCTAATACTTCAGTATAGATACCATGTTTCTTATAAACATCAACTATAGAACGAGTAACTTCTACACCTGAGTGAGAGTTATCTTCTAATCTACCAACGAAAGGTGAGACATATGCTGCCCCTGCTTTTGCTGCTAGGATTGCTTGTGCTGTACTGAATATAAGTGTTACGTTAACTCTAATTAATTCTTTTGAAAGAGTATGACAAGCAAGGAGTCCGTCTGGTGTACACGGAACCTTGATTGTCGTACAGTCACCGAACTTTGCTTTTAATCTACGACCTTCATTGATCATATTTTCAGCATCGCCTACGACTTCCATAGAGATATCACTGATACCCAGATCTTTTAGTTGTTGATAAACAGTTTCTGGTTGTTTACCACTCTTCATTATAAGGGTAGGGTTGGTTGTTACACCATCAATAAGACCTGTTGCGTACGCTTCCTTAATTTCGGAAACGTTAGCAGAGTCAATGAAAATCTTCATAGTTATTCGTTAGCAAGTTTAGCAAAGTAGGATAATGCGTCATCTTCTTCTTCTACTGGAGCAGATGCCGACTTGAAGGAAGGAGCTGCGGATGCTGCTATCTCAGTAGCACCTTTCACCTCTCTATACTTTCCTTCTGACTCATCTTCCAACTCAGCGTCTGGTATTCTGCGAGTTGGTTGAGTGCTAAGAACTGTCTGTAGACGAGTCTCTAATTCTTCATAAGTTTTGAACTTATCAGGAGCAGTAAAGTCAGTAAGACTATACTGTTGCTTCCAAAGAGTTTCTAACTCTGAATCATCAAATCCCTTAAGTGTGCTTGGTTCAGCAAACTCAGACTTGTCATAGTTCCAATAACCTTCTACCTTTCTGATCTTCACCTTGAAGTCAGCACCCTTCCAGAAATCGAAAGGATTGATAGGAGTCTCATCAGCAAATGCGGGTTGCATTGCTTCTGTAAGTTTGTCAAAGATTTTCTTTCCAAACTTGTAAAGGAATACTCTTCCTTCATTTTGTGGATTAGCAGGATCTTGAATGACATAGATGTTGCTGTAGTAAGATAACTTACGTTTTTGCTTACGAGCAATTTCTTTGTCAGCGTCACTACCGCTATT